GTGAGTGCCAAGGCATCAATACGAGCACGTAGCTCTGTGTCGAGGGCTTTCTGACTGTTGTAGCCCTTCTCACATACACCACGGCCCCAGAAGCGTCCGGGAACAACATCCCAAGGGAATGCAACAACAGGACGATCTTGCATCATGTATGGGTTTTCTTCAATCTTTAGAAGCTGACCGCCGTTGGCAATAACAACAACCACCTCAACATAACTTGACTCTTTGTTGTCCTCATCGTCGTCTTCGACAAGTTCTGCAATCTCTTCGTCTTCGTCAAGCTCTTCTGCCATCTCTTTGTTAAAGATGTCACGAGGCATCAAACCATAATACTTGGTAAGGCGTACTTTATCATCACTGTAGATGGTGAGGTCTTGATCTGGTTCAAGGTCAACATCAGGGTATGTAGGCTCAAGGATAACGTCACGATAGACACCTTGGTCAATCAATGTCTCTACTTGGTGAATCGGTACAAACTCATCAACTGCAACACCCAGTGCTTCTTCAATGCTTGTAGCAACAGGATCAATCAAGAAGTTCTGTGGTAGTACAGGCTTGAGCTTTACACGGAAACGCTCTCGTGTCTCAACACCGACAGCCTCCATTGCACCATCCATGACAGGTCGTGTCGCAGGAGCCATTTCTTTTTCTTCTTCAATCAGAATCTCTGCAACGCCAGTACCAAACACAGCGGAGTTAATCAATACTTCTGACACACTCTTGCGAATCTTAGCACGAGTAAAGTCTTCTTCTAGTTGATTTCGTAGGATGACAATATCATTCTTGTTCTGGTCTGCAATGTCATCACGGATGTCAAAGAAACGTCCACGTCCAAACGTTGCCTCTTCAACCTCAGCAACGCTAGACTCAACCGCTTGCTGTAGTGCAGGAGAGATAATCCGTGAACGCTCTGAGTAGCGCATAGAGTCTTCAGCGGCCCAGATGCCACGCCATAAGCGATAGTATTCTTCAAACTTCTCCGCATAGTTAGACTCGTAGTGGTCACGCCACTGGTCACACTTCGACATCACCCAACCGGCGGCATCTGTTTCGTAGAGTCCTTTGTAATCGTTTTCCATCTTAATATCCTGATACTGGGTCTAAAATTTCGTAGTCGTCTTCTTCAAAGTCGTAGTGGTAGGCGACTTTCGCTAGTTGGTCTATGTATGCAAGCGCATCAACCAAATCGTCATGTACGAGTGCATTAGGGAATTGAAAGAGTTCGTCAAGGAATTGCTTGTTCCACTCTCCTTCATTGATTGTAATCTGTCCATGCTCAAACCGTCCTTGCAATGCCCAGACAACACGATCAATTTTTTTCTTGTTGCCGTGAGTCAACTCCTCCACACGAAAGAATCTCTGAGAGGATTTCATAATGTCCGTTAAGTACGGAAGTACCGCATTCTTTAAGGCTCCTTTTTCGATACCCACTGCGACTGGCTGATAGTAAGCGACAGCGTCGAATATTTTCTTGGCGGTCTTCTTGATATCCCATCGTCCATGTACAATGTCCGCTACCCACCACCCGTTCTCACTGACTTTAACAATTGCAATAGCCGTTTGGTCGAGTTTACTAACTTTGGCTTTAGATGCACTTTCCACATCAGCAAAGCCCGCAAGGTCGACTGCAATATAGTAATCGCCAATGTCAGGCTCATCAGAATCAAAGTGTAACCACTCTTCTTTAAATATTTCACTACCTGATGCCTCAAAAGAAGCAAGGAACTCCTGTCGGAAGGCATAGCTCGACATTGATTTCTTAGCTGTATCAATTTCGTTTGGATCGAGTAGTGGGTTGTCGTAAGACGTAAAATGCCACGCCTTATAGCTATTGTCATCTTCAAGTTCCGCATACCTATATAGTTCGTAGAAGTGATTACGTCCCATTGGCGTACCAATGAACATGGCTTGACCTTTTTGGTCAGCTAGTGCAGGACGTAGGATCTGTTCCCATACAGAGGGTTTCATATCCGCATACTCATCCATTACTAGGAACTTGAGGCTGACACCACGCATTGTCTCTGGTCTGTCAGCACCCTTAAGAGATATCGTACACCCGTTAATGAGTGTAATCTGAAGGTTGTTAATGTGTGAGCTTTTAATGACAGGACTACCCAGATCAAGCAGGGTAGACCACATAATGTCCCTTGCCTGTCCTTGGGTGGGTGCTACGTAGAACACCTGACCTTTCTCTGTCTGTAAAGCATTAATGATTAATAACCAAGCCGCTAGTCTGGACTTACCAGTACGACGACCTGCGGCAACAATCTTGAATCGTGTTGTGTCACTGAAGACATCTTGTTGCCAAGGAAGAAGCTCTACGTTGAGTTCTGTTGACATTAAGCCTTAGCTTCCTTCATGATGTCGACAAGCTCTTTACTACGACGCCCCACCTGACTATACCACTTGGAGTCAATCATCTCATTAGCGGCCATTAGGTAGTTGCCTTCGTTGACATAACGTAGCATATTTTTAAACTTACTCAAGCGATTGCGGCCAAGGTTGAATGCCATATTCACTAAGACACGCTGTGCATCGACAGCCTGACCTGCAAAGTTTAAGACAAGTGAACAGGCATCAGAGTAGGCAATATCACAATCTTTATGAAATACATCTAAGATCCGTTCATCAGTGACTGGGGTGCCGACAGGCCATGAGTGTTCCATGTCATCTTCGGTAACCATGTGACCAATACCAAAAGTCGGGTATCCTTCAGAACACAAGTAGATTTCAGCAACGTAACCTTCGTGACGAACAAGGTCTTCTTTAACAATTTCTATAAGTTCATCTTTACTTATCATCTTCAATTACCTCAGCGTCAATTACGTCTTCTTCAGTTATTTTAGCTTCCCCAATCCCGCTTATGGTAATTGAAACTGCAGGACGACCACCATCTGCTTTTTCTTTTTCAAAATAGCTAATGGGTAGCATACGATCCATAAGTAATTTCCATGCCGCCGCTTGATTCTTGTGGTCATCATTAAGTGCCGCATCAAGAATACTGTCGAGTACCTTTTTTGACTTAGGTGAAGCCAACATACGAGCTTTATACTCATTGATGATGGCGGCGTCACCTTTTGGGCGACCAACCTTACCCCGACTCCCTGCCTTTTTAGACAAGACATTACTCTTTCGTGGTCGACCTACTGGTTTCTTTTCTGGTTGGTCTTGATCCGACATAAGTATTCTCCAATTTGGTACTTAGGTATTACTTAAGATTACACGAGTGTGTTGAAGTGTAAAACTAAATGACAAAACAAAGAAGACTACTTAACGAAAACCTTCATGCTGTCTCGTGCTTACTTAAGATAGGAATATTATACCATAAAAATTACTAAATGTCAACCCCTAAAGAGTAAATAACTTAAGATTCCCTCTTATAGTTCTATTGTACCCGCCTTTGGGACACTTGTCAACCCTTTTGTATCACTTTTATTCATAAATATTACTTATGATTACTTCTGTTTTCATTAGTAATAACAAATAATTACTCTAAAGGGCCACTTAAGTGTTATTTTATAACATATTAGTAATTATTAGGGTTCAAAATTAGCCTTTTGTTGTGTCTGAGGGGGTACACATATATATTTATAGATCAATAGCCCCTCCCCCGGTGCCACACGAGGGGTGCCCTGGAGTTATCCACAGGTAACACACAGGTAATACACAAGTTATCCACAGGCAGTGCATAAGCTGTGCATAAAGTTATCCACAGGCAGTCCACAGGTTACACACAAGCGCACCAAAGTGGTGCAAAGGCTGCACTTAAGTGGTGCAAGGTGGTCAAAAGTGGTGCGTGTGTGTGCCTGAGTAGATCCCTCAAGCACCACCTAAGCACACACAGATAGACCAAAGTAGTAGTTGATTGTGTTACCATTCGTAACTACAGCGTTACCTATGTGGTCACAGTGTTACCAACAGTAACCAGACTAAGGTCTAATGGTAAATCGTAAGTGGTTGATTGGCTTAGGGTTTCCAAAGTTGGCACAGTGTCTGCATATATCACTACATACACACACACAGGAGAATACATATGACTAACCGCATCAAACATCGAATCACTGATGACCTGATTGAGGTCTCAGGTCTGTACGCTCACGTTAACGGGTACACGTACCTGTATGAGCTTGAGATCCAACGGGACGGTGGCGACACTCGACTAACTGAGGTCACGCTGTGGGATCGTCCTGAAGTTACTGTGACTAAGCGGGATATCCTCAAGACTCTCGCCCATGCGGCTGAGCATATGCGGAGCGCATGGATTGAGGACGGGACAATCTACGGCACTGAGGCAGCTGATTGGACTTACAATATTTCTTACTAAGGAGAACGAACATGACTACATGGACAACATTCGAGACTCTAGATGAATCACGCACACAACAGGGCGAGGCGTTCTGTGTTGATCGTCTAGGCAACTTCCAACGGGTCGAGGACGAACGTACAAGGTTTGTCTTTGCGGTCGCACCTAAGCCCGATATGACGACTGTCTGGTCTGTGATGGATCTACAGGCTGAGGATGGTCAAGATAGGTTCGCTACTGGTGCCATGCGAGAGTGTGTCCAGTGGATGGCCGGTCGAGTGCTCTACGGGGCTTGACAATCACAACGGGAGACCTTAGAGTCTCCCTCAGTTGAACAGGAGAGCACATATGATTTTAATTGAAGAGCTACACGAACACGAGGCCGCTCTGCTTGCGGAGTTATTAGAAGCTATCAACGAATTAGACAATTTAGACGAGGAGGAGGCGTAAGCCTCCCAAGGAGAACTACCAATGAGAATCACACAAGCACACTTAGAGAACTTGACGGACTGGATCAACCACGAGAAAGGTTATCCACTAGAGTCATGGATTAGAGACGACGAGGGCACGTTCACTGCTCAGGTCTTTCATGTCTATGTTCAACGCTCGTCAGGGTCTTGGCACGTCAACCAGATGGTCAACACGGGCGGAGGTGTCCGTACTCTGAACATAGGATCAGCACGGGAGGTCTACGAGTTTCTCCGGGGTATGCAAGAGGCGATATTCCTCGACGACTTCCAAAAGCGACTATCAGCGAGGGCGGCATGAAAACGATTAACACAAAGCGATTTGAGGTAGGCATTCACGACAAAGTCGAGGGAGTCATTCGGACTGGTTGGTTTGAACATAACGACTACGGCGACGAATACGGTGGGATGCTCTGGTTTAATGACGACGAGACGCTGTATGACTACGACGGGATCGGCGGGTATCTTCCTGCTGAAATCCTAGACGCTCTGGAGGCTGAGGGATTCAATGTGGACGACATGAGGCCAGAGAATGAATGAAATACTGAGAGCTCATGGGGTGTATATTACACTCCAGAGCGACACATTGACCGCTTACGCTGAGCTTGGTCACGACTGGCTTGACGAGTCCAACGTGACGGGATGCACTCCAGAAACTATTCAGGAGCTCGCAGAGCTCATGGCAGAGAGACTATCACAGGAGCCAGACAATGACTGACCACGAGCAACAGTATGACCCACAGCTTCAGTGGGTGATTGACGAGGTGATATTTGCGATCACCCAACAGAAGCACTCAGACCCTGTCTGGTTCGACGTTTACGAGACGATCACAGGTTCAACAGCCGATGAAGCATGGAACGAATACCAAGCGACCCTACGTGCTGATGCAGAGGGCGAGGCACGATTTGAACAGGAGCGTGATAGTGAATAAAGTCCCACCAGTAGAGCGTGATCTACTCACAGGAGGTCTCAAGATGTCCTGTGCGTCGCTTTGGTGTCAATTCCTCTCTGAGGAGTTCGACTGGCAGGGGAATAGGTCACTATCAGAATATTACAAACGTCGCTCACAGGAGCTCTCAAGGGCTCCTACGGGCTCTTTACACGATAGACGACTAGAGGAGGCTATCAAAGCATGGAAACGATGACACTATTCAACATGATGGTGATATTGACGGGGTGGACTGTCGCAATGGGACTAGGAGCCTTTCTCGCATGGGTGCTGTATGAGCGACACGATGATTGAAATAGCAATAACCACCTGTATACTAATCGGATGTTATGAACTTTGTAAGGAATTGAAAAAATGAGATGTAGAGCTTGCGATGTAGAGTTGACCGACATTGAGTCAACACGGAAAGACCCACAGACAGGAGAGTTTCTAGACCTGTGTGGTGGTTGTCTAACAGTCATACGACAGTCAGAGCTAGAGGACGACCTAAAAATTAATGAGGTCGTATCTATTGTAACCGATCAAGAAATGTGATAGGCTATACTTATGTATTACTTAAGCAGACCTAGGAAACACCTCAGGACTAAGATCAAGAAAACTAATATTAAACAACGTAAGATATCTAAGGTAGAGCTTAAGGAGTACCTTAGATATCTTAAGGAGATCGAAATATGTTGAACGACGTCTCGACACAGGTTATACTAATGGAATTACGGAACAGGGTCAGTGACACACTGTACGACCTTGAGCCGCAATACGATGCCGCACTAACAGGCATCAATGCAGAGTTCTTGACGAACCTGTATCATATGTTAGATACATTCACACCAGAGGAGGTTGAAGAATGTCAGTAATCAACGGAACCGTCGCATTTGCGAACTTAACAGAACACGAGGTCTACATGGGCCAATCAACAGGGAAATACTCTGTTGTCGTCTCACTGGATGAGCCAGAAGCGAAAAAGCTAGAAGCTGAGGGCGTCAAGATCAAGACGTACAAAGATCAGCCACAGCGTAAGTTCACCACCAAGTTTGAGGACTTCACGGTCATTGACAACGATGGTGAGCCAGTGTCCAAGGGCTCTGTACGTTGGGGC